CTAAGGCTAAGTTGGCGCATGAAATTGCAACTATGTCGCAGAAATATGCGCAAGAAAGTGCGTTGGCCCAACTAGAGGTTAACAAAGTAGAAGCAGCACACAAGTCACTATTTGTGGCAGGATGGAGACCAGCAGTAGGCTGGGTGTGCGTCTTAGGCATGTTTGGTAACTTTATTACTATCCCGTTCAGCAACTTTGTTTTGGCTCTGCTTGAGTTAGACATAGTTATACCTCTGGTTCCTTTGGAGACTATGATGCCTGTGTTGATGGGAATGTTAGGCTTAGGTGCAATGAGAACTTACGAGAAGAAATCAGGGGTGTCTAAGTAATGGGTAAAAGGTCACCAATAAAACAAACAGTTAAAACTGGTCAGGATATAATAGACAAACAGCTTGATGATGAATACGCTGAATCTGCTGTATCTTGGTGGGACGTTAGAAGGCCCGATGTTTTCTTTGGTGTTCAAGGTGAGCGTACAGACGAACAGAAATCAAGAGTACAACAGTTTAGACAAGAGTGGGGAAATGTAAGAGGCGCTGCGGCTGTTAATGGTTTAATAGACGGTACGTACACAGCGGATCAACTAAGCCAAAACTGGGGTGCTGAAAACTTAGCTTCAGTTATTAGAGCTGAAACTTTTGAAGTAGGCGAGTTTAACGAAGGTGATGACTTTGGAGCCTACTTACAGTCAGAGTTTGATAATGTGTCTAGCTTTATTAACCCAAGTGGTGAAGGAGTTAGAGGTACTTTAGGCACTATAGACACTGCTCCAGCACAAGGGGCAGGAGGTCCTAAAGGAGCTGAAAGAGGCGTTACTGTTACCTCTGGTGACTTAGCTAATTCTTCTTATATTAATGCTATTCGCTCTGCTGCTGAAACAGCGGGAATACCTTTAAACGTCGACTCCCCTGACAATGCTCAATATACCCTTAATATTGGACAGTTTGACGATGTAGCATTAGGAGAATATAAGCAGACACAAGAACCTAATTTAGACTTTGGAGATATGTTTGAAATAGGAGTTAAGTTTCTATTATCTACCGTTATTACTGGAGGCGCTGGTGCTTTTATAGGGAGTCTTGCAAACGGAGCTGGAGCTGTTGCCTCGTTATCCGCAGGACTTCAAGGGGGTTTAGCAAACTTAGCCAGCATGGTTTCTAGTTTAGCTAACTTACCTTCTAATGTAGTAAAACTTATTACAGACCCTTTAGGTGGCGTAGCTTCTCCTAATGGCGGGATTATTTATAACTTTGCGGAAGCTAAGAACTCAATAGATAATATTATAAAGTTAAATGACTTTGTACAGGATGAATCAGTAGTTAATTCAGAAAATCCTGAAGCTATTATTACTAATGAAGACGCTCTTAATACTGTTTTGGAAGATGGCGTTCAAGCTGGTTTAGACCTTGTAGATGTAATTAAAACAGAGCAGGAAGAAGAAGTCCCGCCCCCAGCATCAGTAATAACAGAAGAAGAGTTTGTATTAACTGAAGCTGAACCTTTACCAGAACTTACTACAGGTTCTTCTACGGAAAGTACTCGCGTAGTAGATCCTATAGGTTCCGTTGGTAATGCAGAAGCTGATGTTCAAGTAATTACAAGAGAAGACATAGAAAGCGCGGCACGTAATGCAGGTCTTAATCCTGAGGATCTTACACCCAGCGATTATATGTATGTTGGTGCGGATATTACGTCGATAACAGATGCAGACGGTAACCCCGCTACAGTTGCAGATCTTTTAGAGTATCAAGAAAGTGTTTTTGCAGAACGAGCAGCAGAAGTAGAGGAAGTAGTCTCCTTAGCTGACGATGATGACTTATTAAATGGGGACAGTGAATTAAGCGGAGCTGTAACCACTACAGAGTTAGATACAGGAGAGGTGTTTGGGGCGGAAGGTTTAACACCAGAAATTGTAGTTGACAAAGTAGACGTAGGCGAAATAGCCACAGAGCTTGGTGAAGTTGTTGATTCTGTAGAAGTAAAACCCTACATTCCACCACAACAAACAGAAACAGTTACTAAAGAAACAACTGACGATAGTTCTTCTTCTGCATCTTCTTCAGACTCTAGTGATTCTGAGGCTGCTGGAAGTACTGAGGTTGCTGAGGGTACTGAGGTTGCTGAGGGTACTGAGGTTGCTGAGGGTACTGAGGTTGCTGAGGGTACTGAGGTTGCTGAGGGTACTGAGGTTGCTGAGGGTACTGAGGTTGCTGGAAGTACTGAGGCTGCTGGAAGTGTACCTGTAGTAACTGAAGACAGGCCGTGGGTATTAGTAGGTAATGGCCCTTGGGTTTATACAGGGGAAGGTGGTTATTGGGTTCAAATTGATCCAGAGGTTTTAGCACAGGAAGGTGTTGTTACTGGCTCGGACGGTAACTATCAAGTTTCTCCTGACATTTACACAAATCCAGAAAACTGGGTTAGAGTTAAAGAAGATCCTAACTGGACTGAAGAAGGAGATTACGTTGCTTCTTCAGGAGATCTTGGAGATGTTTCTGGTGGCGCTGGTTCTGATCCTGTAACTGATGAAGAAGAACTATCTTTAATTGAGATATTATCTACAGGTTCTGGCGATCTTATAGACATTATTATTGAAGAAGCTACTAAATCAGACTCTACAGTTCCTGCCGATATAGACACTACAGGCAGTGCTTCAACCAGTACTACAGGAACCACAGGAACCACAGGAACTACAGGCACTACAGGCACTACAGGAACCACAGGAACTACAGGCACTACAGGCACTACAGGTACTACAGGCACTACAGGTACTACAGGTACTACAGGCACTACAGGTACTACAGGCACTACAGGTACTACAGGTACTACAGGCACTACAGGTACTACAGGCACTACAGGTACTACAGGTACTACAGGCACTACAGGTACTACAGGCACTACAGGTACTACAGGCACTACAGGTACTACAGGCACTACAGGTACTACAGGTACTACAGGCACTACAGGTACTACAGGCACTACAGGTACTACAGGCACTACAGGTACTACAGGCACTACAGGTACTACAGGCACTACAGGTACTACAGGCACTACAGGTACTGGAGAAGGTGACGGAGATGTTGATGGTGACGGGGACGGTTCTGGCGATGGTGATGGTGACGGAGATGGTGATGGTGATGGTAGCGGTAGTGGCTTAGGCGGTACAGGTATGTTTGGTGGGGGAGGAAGTTCTCCTACTGATATTTTCCAATCTAGCTTTAAGCCTCTAGAGTACAACACACAACTTCTAACTCCAACTTTATTTGATTTTATAGACTACAATCCTCTTAGGAACTTGAAATGACATATTTAGAATTAGTAAACGGAGTCCTGAGAAGGCTCAGAGAAGATCAAGTAGGCTCCGTTAATCAAAACCCTTATTCAGCTCTTATCGGTGATCTTATTAATGACGCTAAGAGGACTGTGGAAGACGCTTGGGATTGGTCTGCTCTACGCACCACTCTTACCATAACCACAACGGAAGACATCTTTAACTACGTACTTACAGGCAGTGGTAATAGGATTAAGATTATTGACGTTATCAATGATACGTCCAACTGGTTTATGACTTACAAAGACACGCATTGGATGGACAATGCTTTCTTAAACGAAACACCCCCTAAGTCAAGCCCTACGTTCTACAACTTTAATGGTGTGGATACTAATGGGGACACTCAGGTTGATCTTTATCCTATTCCTAACGCTGTTTATACTATCCGAGTAAACTGTGTCCAACGTAACCCTGACTTAGTTAATGACGGTGACAAGCTTCAAATCCCACACATGCCCGTACTGCACTTAGCACTGGCTTTGGCTTCCAGAGAACGTGGGGAAACTGGTGGTAGATCAGCAGGGGAAATGTTAGCATTTGCTCAGAACTATATGTCCGATGCAATTGCTTTGGACGCATACAAGCACCCAGAAGAAACTATCTACAGGGCGGTCTAAGCAATGGCTCAGGACAGACAGAACATAACGATTGCAGCCCCTGCGTTTAGAGGTTTAAACACACAGGACTCTCCGCTTAGTTTGGATGCTTCCTATGCGTCCGTTGCGGATAACTGTGTTATTGACCAGTACGGGCGTATAGGTTCTCGTAAAGGTTTTACTGCTATTACTTCAAGCACAACTCCTATAGACGGCAGTAACGGCATTGAAGTTATTAAAGAGTACATTAACCCTACGGGTACAAATGTAATTCTATCGGCAGGTAACAATAAGATATTTACAGGCACTACTACCCTTACTGACGCAACCCCAGCAGCTTACACAATTACAACTAATAACTGGAAGATGGTAAACTTTAACGACCATCTGTATATGTTTCAACTTGGGTATGAACCTTTAATTTACTCTGCTCATGCTGGCGTTGTAGAAACAATGTCTTCACACGCACATTCTACAGGCATTCCACCAGAAGGCAATGAAGTCTTAGCAGCCTTTGGCAGACTCTGGGTAGCTGATTTCTCAGCGGACAAGTCTACTATTTATTGGTCTGACTTACTAAACGGCTCAGGCTGGTCTGGAGGCTCCACAGGCTCTCTTAACATTAGTAAAGTATGGCCTAACGGTCTTGATGAGATTGTTGCTTTAGCGGCTCACAACGGTTTCTTAATTATCTTTGGTAAAAACTCCATTGTTGTCTATCAAGGGGCTACAGACCCGACTACAATGTCCTTAGCTGATACCATAGCCAACGTAGGTTGTATTGATAGAGACACTGTACAGTCCACAGGTACTGACTTAATCTTTATGTCCAGTGAAGGCTTACGCAGCTTTGGCAGAACCATTCAAGAAAAGTCAATGCCCGTTAGAGACATTAGTAAGAATGTTCGTAATGATTTGTTAGCTATTAACGTACAGCAAGTTAACAGTCCCTTACGCTCAATATACAGCCCAGAGGAAGCGTTCTACTTACTGTCCTTTAGTGACTCTAAGTACGTCTACTGCTTTGATATGAGGACTGCTCTGGAGGACGGGGCGCATAGGGTCACTACGTGGTCAGACACAACTATAAGAGCACTTGATAGGACTCAAGACGGCTTGTTGTACGTAGGGAATACCAATGGTATTGCCACTTACAGTAACTATCAGGATTATGGCTTGTCCTACGACATGAGCTACTTTAGTAACCCACTTTCCTTTGGGGACAGCTCTCGTCTTAAAATACTCAAAGAAATTATTATTACGTTTATTGGTGGTCAGGGAGCACAGGCAGTTGTGAACTGGGGCTATGATTACAGCCAAGCCTACACTAAACAGATTGTTGAAATTAACTCTGGTAGTAGGACAGGATACTTTGGTGTTTCTGAGTATGAAAGTGATATTGTAGCCCGTCCAACTTCTAAATGGGCAGAGTACAGTGCTTCAGTTATTGTGGACAGGCCGAAGACTAAAACAACAGGTTCAGGAACAGTAGTAACCATAGGTGTGGAAGCTACTATTAATCAAAATGCGTTATCTTTGCAAGAACTTAATATTCAAGCTTTAATAGGTAGGATGATCTAATGAGCAATTACACAAAGACTACAAACTTTACAGCCAAAGATACTCTTCCTACAGGAAATGCAGCGAAGATTATCAAGGGTTCTGACTTTGACATTGAGTTTGATGCGCTGGTTACGGCAGTGGCCTCAAAGGCTAACTCAGAAAGTCCAACATTTACAGGAACAGTTACGATACCAACGCTTAATGTAAGTGGTACGTTGACTGCTGGTACGATTACTGGAGGTACATACTAATGGCTCTTATTGATGATTTATTAGGGTTAGGCTTTGATGTAGCATCCGCTACTAAAATGATGGACTCTATTAAAGAGTTTGGTACAGGCGCGGAAACAAGAGCTGGCGAGATTGGTACTGAAGCTTATGACGCTATGCAGTTTAAACCCTTTACTGTTACTTCAGGAGTAGGCAGTACAACTGCTGGTGCTGACGGCGGGTTTACAATGAATTTGTCTCCTGAGCAACAAGCTCTTCAAAACACATTGTTTGGCGGTGCTGGGGGTTTAGCAGGGCAAGCCACAGCCGCTTATGACCCTATCTACGAGCAATTAGCTAATCAAGCCTACGGTGGTGTTAGCGGCTTAATGTCTCAAGCCCAACAAGCTGCATTAGACGCTGGAGCTATGGACAGAGGTGCTAGGGAAGAGCAGGTATACGGGCAGCTAAGAGCCTTACAGTCTCCTGAGGAAGAAAGACAACGTTTAGCCTTAGAGAATCGTATGGCTTCTCAGGGAAGGCTAGGAGTCTCCACAGCGCAGTACGGTGGTACTCCAGAGCAGTTAGCAATGGCTAAGGCTCAGTCAGAGGCTCAGAACCAAGCGTCCCTCATGGCTATGCAACAGTCAGGCGCTGAACAACAGCAAGCACTACAGAGAGCCGCTGGTTTACAGGGGTTAACTTCAGGTATGTTTGGGATGGGTACGCAAGCTAGAATGACCCCTAGACAGATACAGGGTATGGACTTACAGAACTTAGCAGGCATGATGTCCGCTGGTTATGCTCCAGAATCTCAGCTTCTAAACCAATTGCAAGCGGGTACTAATATAGCTTCTCTTGCTGACACAGCACGTAGACAAGCTGCAATGGAAAGAGCTGAGTCTAAGATGTCGGGTTTAAGTGCTAACTTAGAAGCTCAGAAGCTTAGGGGTGATATTTTTAGACAAGCTTTGGGTTCTGCTGGTAATATTATAGGTGGAGGCGTAGGCGGCGGAGGTTTGTTTAGTAGTCTGTTAAGTAAACTAGGCGGTGAAGGTGAAGGTGGAGATTGGGTTGAAGATTTCTTAGGACGGTTTGGAGTTTAAAATGGCTAAATTATCAGAAAGTTTATTTCAAAGCATTAGAGACTTTGGCAAGCAAGATCCTGCATCTCCTGCTCGTCAGTTAGCTCAAGCTTCCCCGTACAAGCAAATGGGAACCACAGACCCCCTAGCTCGTCGTGTGGGTAGTTTGTTTGGCAACTTAGGGGTAGATACAAGCTATATGCAGACTGCCCCTGAGCGTATTACGGCAGCTAATGAAGGCTTGGATATGTCTACTCTTGAAGGGCAGCAGCAAGCCATTGCTAACGAAATGCAGTATGTGGTAGACCCACAGGCTCGTAGGGCTTTGGGCTTGCGTATGATGGAGCTAAATAAACTTAAGCAAGCTCAGGCAGCACAAGATGCTCAGTTAGAAACAAAACGTATTTCAGCTCAACTTATTATGTCAGATTTAGTTAATGTTGAAAAAGAAGCTAAAACACCTCAACAAAAACAAGCAGCGGGGCAGTTGTTAAAATTAGCAGCAGTTGCGGGAGAACGTGCAGATCAATTACAACCTCAAATTCAAAAGCTTAAAGACAGTATTTATCAGGAAGATTTAACTTCTAAACAAACAGCTGATTTAGTTAAAGACTTTACAGCTGACTCAGTAGAACGATACATGGCAACTGGAAAGCCTTCTGATTTAATAAAATTAAACTCAACTGCTAAAACAGAAATGACGGCTTTTTCTAAATATGTAACACAGGCTGGTATAAGTCCAGAAAGTGAGGAGTGGAAAACTCTTCATAAAAAATATGCAACAAGACAAGCTGAAGGCCCTATTAATGTTTTAGACACAGTAAGCCAAACGCAAGCTCTTCGTTCAGATTTAGAAGCAACACCTGTTATCCGTGATAGTCAAAAAACAGTAAGCCAAGCTAAAAAAGCTTTAACAACTATATTTTCTATTGAGGATAGGATGAAAAAAGGTCTTCCTGTTTCTGAGCAAACAAGAGTTGTAGAGAGAACTGTTTCTGAGCTTTATAACGCAGACACAAGAGCGCAGTCAGAAATTGATAGGTTTTTAACGGGGCGCGGTATTAAAAGAACATTTGAAGAGTGGGTTACAAGCTCTTTAACAGGAGAGCCTACTAAAGAAACTATTGATAATTTTAAAGATCTTTCAGAGCTGGTTGAAAAGTTTTCAAAAGAAGAAATTAGAAGAGTATCTTCTGGTTATTTAAAAGCTTTTGAAGGTATTGCAGATCCTGATGTTATCTCTAACTTAAAAAGTGTTTATTATCTTAATAACAAAGCCCCTTCTGGCGGCTTAACTGCTGTTTCTTTAAAATACGCTAATGATTTAAATTTAAACCCTGTTGAAAACTTAGAATCTTTACCTATTTTTAATACACCTCAATAATAAGGTTTTAAAATGTCTAACATTTATTCAAGAGAAGAATTAGTTCAGCTTTTCCAAAGAGCCTATGCCGCTGAAGATGTTGAGGCTGTTAATGAAATTTCTGCCGAACTAGAGCGTTTAGATTCTAAAAATGAAATACCAACAGAAACAGTTCTTTCTCCTACACAAGCTGTTGTTGAAGACAGTTTTGTCAAAGACCAAGCTAAAGCAGGGGCTGCTGATTTTATTTTTAAGATGCTTCCCGATAAGTTTTTTGGTGTAGACGGTTTAAGTGAAAAATATACTGATACAGAAACAGGTGAATATGACTACCAAACTTATGAGGCAGACTTAGCAGCAGCTAAAAATGAAGCCAGTGCCGAGTTTTTTGGATATAAAGGCATTAAACCTGCAAGTAAGTTTGAAAGATATGCAGGTGCTGCTACTAGAGGAACAGTTTCTGAAGGCCCTTTAGCTTTCTTTGGAGCTAAAGGCCCTGTTAGTGCTGCTGTAGAACTGGCTCATACTTTTGCAGCTACTGCTGCGGGAGCTTATGGAGGTGATGCTGGAGCTGAGATTGCAACATCTTTAGGCGCTCCTGAAGAAGTTGCAGAAGGTTTTAGAACTGCTGGTGCTTTGACAGGGGGTTTAGGGACAAGTCTTGCAAGAGCGCCTTTAACTGCGGCAGGTTCTGCTGTTTCTAAAACAATATCTGAAAGAAAAAGACTTGCTGATTCTGCTGAAAAAGCTTCTGAGTTTTTAGCAATGGACGATTTAGATGGGATTATAAAGGCAGCCACAAAGGCGCAGCCTGATCTTGATTTAGTCATTCAAAAAACAATAGAGCTGCAAGATAAAATACCAGATTTAGTTGTACCTCCTGCGGCAACTTTGGCTGGAAATCCTATTATTATAAAAAACATGGATAGGCTTTTAAGAACTAAACCTGAGTTTTTAGCGGAGATGCAACAGAGAGTAGGAGATTCTGCAAACGCCATTAAGATTTATAAAGAAAAAAACTTTGGGCAAACAGGTGAGTCTTTGGATTTAGAACTAAGGAAAGCTATTTCTAAAGATTCTGGAATAAATCTTAGTAATGTTAATAAAAGAATATCTGAAATAGATAAGCAGTTAGAAAAAAGAGTAGGCGGTTTAGAGTCTAAAATAGATGATGTAGCTGTAGGCGCTGATGTAAAAAACCTAATGAGAGCTAAAGAATCTGCTGTTAAAAATAAATTATCACCTAGATACGACCAGCTATTAAGAAAAGCCGAATTAGATGGATTAGAGCTTTCCCCAGCAAGCGTTAAAAACATTTATGATGCTGTGCGTATACAGAAGTTAGAAGATCTTTTTGGCATTGAACCTAAACTAGCTAAAGATATTAAAAGTAAATGGTATCCTCAAAAAGAAGTAATACAAAGTCCTATTTTACTAGCTGGAGGTGCAAAACAAAAACCAATAGTTAGAGAGATTTTTAAACCAGCGTCAGTTAAAGATTTTGATTCTTTAAAAAGAAATTTAAATACAGCTATTAGGAAAACAAAAGATCCTGACTCTAAAACAAAACTAGAAGGCTTAAAAAGCCAGCTTCAAGCAGAGTTAAACAGCTTGCCTGAAGATTTTATCACAGCTTATAGGTCTTTAGATAATCAGTTTTATAAAGAATTGGGCATTCCCAAAGGGTCAGAAGGTTTAAAACAATTAGACGCTGCGCGTTTTGAACTAAAAACTGGACAATATTTAGCTAACCCAGAACAAGCTAGAGATTTCTTAGCTTTTACAGGACAAGAAGGTATTCCTGTAGTGCGTAACGCTATTTTATTAAAAATGGATCGTGCTGGTGTTTTAAAAGACGGTAATTTTAACGCTAACAGATTTAATCAATTTTTAAGAACAAACGAAAGATTAATAAACTCTGTTCCTAATTTAAGACAAGAACTGGAAACAAACGCCTCTACAATAACAGACTTAATGAATGTTAAAGCTAAGTTGGATTACGACTTTAATATAAAATCAAAAGAACTGACAGAGGGTTTTATTCAGGGTTTGGAAAAGCAAAGGTTTTCAAGTGTAATTGAAGATATTTTAAACAAACCAAATGTAAGTTTAAAGTATTTAGATGATATGAAAAACTTTAGCCCTGAAACGTCTAAAATGTTAAAACAAGGGATGAGGGCTGGTTTGTTAGAAGCTGCTGTAAATTCTAACAAATCAATGGTAGAATTTATAAACAACAACTCCAACGTGTTTAAACAGTGGTTTGGGCCTAGATACTTAGAAAATGTTGAGAACATTGCAAAAGCTTCTGATATCCTAAACAAAATAAACACCAATGCTCGTTTTGCAATAGATATGAAAAATGAAGATTCTTTAAAGGCCGCTACAAGAATGTCAGCGCCAGAGTGGGTATCTTTAATAAGAGATCGTATTACAAGCAATACAACTAAACTTGCCATTGCATCTTCAAAGATTACAACAAGAAGTGCTGATGCAAAAAGAGATGGGCATCTTATGGAGTTGCTGTTAAACCCTGAAAAGTTAAGCGATATTGAAAAGCTAGTAAAAGCTAATAAACCTAATATTTATAATGCTGAATTAGTAAAAAACTTAGGTATTAAACTTAACAATGTGTTTTTAAAAGGAGCTTACTTTGGAGACGTAGGTTCAGAAGCTTTTGAAAATATTGAAAGTGAATTTACAATGCAGTAAAACAAAAGGGGGCATTGCGCCCCCTAAGTTTATATCTCGCAGACTCCAGCTACACAAGCTAAGGTTTGCGCCCCTTCGGTATTGTCCTCCTTCTCTTCAATGTCCCATTCAAACTGCTTGGGCATCTCCTTGCTTAACTTCTGGTACGTCTTCTTGTCTATCTTCTGGTACGGAGCTTGCTTGTACACATGCTCTGCCTCAGGTAAAAAGCTAATACCACTGACGGAATCAAAGTTCTCCCAGATCCACTGACAGACAGCATAGAAGTTATCATCGTTGTAGTAGCAAGTCATTGAGGGCTTGTGCTCACACCAGTGGTCTTGATAGGTCTTCCAGAGCCTTAGCTGCTCCATAGCCCCCATGCTTTCCACAGTCACAGCCTTATCAGGAGCCTTCTGAGGGAACGAGAATACCCAGTTAGAGTTATTCATTACGTCCTCTTCATAAGGGAACCCAGCTTCAATCATAGCGGTAGCCAGAGGATCCTTCTTGTCAGCCCTAACAGTACGGATGTAGTAGTCACTAAAGCGTGGGTGAATACCACTGGCGCTGTCAGTCAACTGTGAGACAGTACCAGAGGGCTTGACGCACGTAATGGCTACTGACTGGTTGATACCCAGAGCTGCGGCCCACTGTCGGTTAGTCTCTACCGATACAGTCCTCAGGTTGTCCAGAAGCTTACCCAAAGCCTCCTCACCTGTAGACCCATTGGTCAGCTTACAGTCCATGATGCCCGTCATTGAGACACCCAGAAGCGCCTCTTCCTCTGTGTTCTTCTTCCAGATGTTCCGTAGGTATCGGAAGTCCGTAAGGGTAGCCTGTAGAGTCCCCAAGATGGTCGCTAGACGCACCTTCTCCTTGAGTGACTGCAAGGTATCGTCTGGGCGTACAATCACCTCAGAGAGATTACAGAACTGATAGGGGCGTAGGATAATCTCAGAGCAAGGGTTAGTCCCAAACTTGTATGTCGCATCCCTGCGCTCGTTACGTGCTGCTACCTTCTGTGCTGCAATGCGGCTAAAGATCCCACGCTCACCAGACTTAGAGTCGTACAGGCGCTTCATCTCGGATGAGTAAGTGTCAAAGTCAGGCTTCTCAGAGTACACAGCACTGTTGTTTGCTAAGGCTCGCTGACCGTTGCTAATGTACCACTCACCGTTCTTAGCGTTAGCCATACGATTGTCAGTAACATTGCTTAAAGAGATTAGGGCAGACCTGCGGACACCCCCAACCACTACAATGTCTGCAATCTTGCACACTAAGTCATGGCACTCAAGGGACGTTAGCTTGCGTCCTGCTGCACCTTTGAACAAGTCCACTGAGAAGTTAAACAAGTCAGCCAAAGGTTGTGGCCCACTGGCTCTACCGCCAAAGGTCTTCAGCCTAGCCCCTGCCAACCTAACCTTAGTCAAGTCACACTTAGGAACCTTACCAGCGTACAGGAGGCTTATAAGCTCTCTGAAGGCACTTGCCCAGCCTACCTTACTGTCGGACACCACAACGGTTGTCTTCGTGTCATGGAAGCTGTCAGCAACCACAGGGAGCTGATTAACGTAGTCCCGCTCAACGCTGAACCCTACGCCCGTACCGCACATGAGAATGTACATAAGCTCGTCAAAGGATCTGGGGCTGTCTATGGGCAGGTAAGAACAGTTAAAGGCTGCTACGTTGTCCCGCTTTAAAGCCGTCCCTGCGGTCATCATACAGCGCATGGAAGGCATTACCTTCTGGTCATAGATGGCATTGTACAGCTCTTCAGCGACAGTGTCGTCTATCTGGTTACGCTCCGTGAAGAAACTAACGTAACGATTAATGGTCTCTTCCCACTCCTCTCTGCGCTGCTCATCGTCCATGTAACGTGCGTATCGTGATTTATGTATGTATTGTTGATATTGATCCATTAGAGTTCGTAGTCCCCTCCAGTTAATAGTGATAGTTTTAATTGATCCAGTAAGAAGTATAAGTCAAGAGTGTCCATATTGGTAGACACAACAATAAATTCCTCCGACTTTACAACGCAGAAAGCATCTTCATAGGTGGTTAGGTCTTCCTTCTCAGTGATTGCGTTGAATACCAAAGGTACTGTTATCTTGTCTTCGTCGGCTTTCTCGCCAAAGTTACCTTGAATTACTTTCATACTGTTAATGCCCTCTTCTTTTCCGTTTGACCGTGGTTAGGGTGAAAGCCATATTCAAAATCAGCTTGCTTACGGGCTACAATTGCGTCTTCTTTGTTTTCAAATAAGCCTAAATGATTTTCTTTATAATTAACATGAATAGTTGCCACCCATTTATTACTAGCCTTATGCCACCTAACCCCACAAACCCCAGAAGAATTAGTTTTACGAAGTTTTTGGTTTCGGAGGTTTATTACAGCAGTCGCTAAACGTAAGTTAGATAAGCGGTTATCTGTTTTTACTCCGTTAATGTGGTCTAGGAACTCTTCAGGCCATTCTCCGTAATGATGCAACCATACTAGACGATGCGCTCTGTAGTTTGAGCTATCAATAGATATTAACCTATAACCATTTGGTTGAATACACCCAGCAACGCTTCCCGCAATACCTCTATTACACTTAGTCACCTTCCAAATTAAATTACCTGTCTTTGTGTCGTAGTCAAACAGCTCCCGAACGTAACTGGCAGTTAAATCGTTTTTCATTCTAGATCCTCCTGTTCTTTGACCATCTTGTTTAAGTACCACTGAGCCTTCTGCAAGTCCTGTAGCCCGTTCTTGTAGCGCCACCTATGTAAATACTTTAGCACATTGCCTTCACAGTAGTCAACAATTCCTTCACCTAATTGTTGTTTAATGTAGTCTATGGCTTCCATGCCTCCCTGATTGTAATGTGGGGGTTTATTTACTACATCGTTCCACTCCTCAGGTGTAGGGTCAGCCCTAAGCTGCATAATGTCATTAATCTTTGACATATAAATCCTCCAACTCTCTAAATATCTCTTGCTTGTCTATAAACCTATGCTCAAAGGCATCCAAAATGTCTTCAGCAGTTATGTCCAAGACTTCACATAACAAGTCTGCATCGTACTCCTGAAGGATTCGTTCTCTTAACTCATCAATTAGCATTGGCATAATCAATTAACTCTTGTGTTGTTGCTAGGGTAAAGTGCTTTAACTTTTCCTTATCACACCATTGTCCCATTGTCATCTTAGCGCCCTTCCTTACTTTCTTGTTAGGGTCTGATAGGACAAAGACCAACTCCTGATCTTCCTCCAGACAATCCCTAATTGATTTATATTTAAGTGTGTCTCCTTCCCTAAAGAATCCCTTGCACTCCACCAGCATCCAATCCTTATACACAAAGTCAGGTTTGTAATGTCTATGTACCGTGTAGGGCATATCAAAAGGCTCGTAAGCCATGAACTTTCTGGGCAAGGCTTCAGCAAACTTCTGCTCAAGACCTGACCTGTACCTTCCATAATTCTTAGAAACCATCTGGAACCTCTGATACGAGCGGTTGTTTAACTACCTTTGTCAAGTACTTTGGCCCATTTGCGTAGATAAAAGTACGTAGATCAGGGTAACAGTGATCTTTAAACTGACAGTAAGAACAGCCAATGGCAAGCTTACGGTTCCCTGACTTACCGTCTGGTACGTCTTCATAGCAGAACTCTTTAGGCTCTGGGCCTTTGACCATCTTCTTAACGTGCTTAACCCTTTCCGCAATGTCACCTTTCAAGTGTTCGTGCATGGGGTCAAACTCATTATCAAGATCATGCTCACAGAAGGTTAAGTGACCATTGGCTTTGTCCATAGCCAGCCAAGCAATCTTCCGTTCACCTTCGGAATGAGCATAAGCTTTAAGCTGATCCACGTATCCAAAGGAATCGTTTAGAGGCAGGGTTTTATCTTGAAACTTCTTAAAGGCAAAGGCGCTGGCTGACTTAACGTCCGTAACAACACCGTCAATACGACAGTCCATGCTGCCCTTGACACCCTCAACCTCACACCTTTTCTGTTCACAGGTGACTTCATGCCCAGAGGCTCTAGTTAGGAATAAGACTAACTCCTCAATGACATGCCCGTACAGGAACTTTACTAGGGTGTGAGGCTGCAATTCCTCACCTTCAGTGCTATGGTACTGATTCCAAAGATACCTGTCAGTCCTGCCTATGCTTGACAGGCGTAGCTTTCTAGTATCTTTAGGTCTGTCTTCCGCTTTAAACTCAGCCCTCATGAGTTCTTTAATTGCTTCTCCGAAAGTCTCTATCTCTTTGTCTATGTCTACCAACTTCGGTACTTCTTTGGTAGACACCAAGCCATAGATGTCTTCTATTAGAGTGTCTGTAGTTTTCATACAACTATCCTTCGTTGTGTTTAGGAATTACTGCGGATGAGTTTTCAATTAAATAGCTTGTGGGCAACAGCGTCATAAGGTCTCCCCTACCTTCTCGACCATAAAGGAGAAACTCACCTTTCCCTCTTTCTTTACATTTAAATCTTAAATCTTCTATAATATCTTCTGGATTTACAAGCACAAAACTATCTTGAAGCTCAAAAGCAATTAATCTTTTTATACCGTTAGGTATTCCCCAGCCTTTACTGCTTTGCCAGTTAGGCGGCTTTTTTACTGTTTTTAACTCATACCAGTGATGCTCGTTAGCTATTGATCCGCCTCTGTTTATTCTTTTTTGAGCCTTTACGTCAACTTTTCCAAACTCTTTATCTAAAACATCCCAATGCTCATGTATGTCTTCTTGTTTAGTAGCTTTCCTTATTATATTTTCAGCTCTACAAGCTATAAATTTATCTTCTGCCGCGTTTCCTTCTTTTATCGACGTGCTGTTTATTTTAGTGTGTTTCACTCCAGTTTGCTCCTACCTTATATTCCCCGTCAAGAGGACAGTTAAGTTTCCATTCAAGACCCGCTGCCTGAATACAGGACACGGCTAGTCTACCAAAAGTTTCTGTTCGCTCGTTAATAACTTCAGCTTGTATCTCATCGTGAATGTTACCAACAAACTTATAGTCTATACCCCATATTTTACCATAGTCATCCAGAAGTGTCAAAGCTTTTTTCATTACTAGAGAACCTGCTGACTGTAGCAAGGTGTTTAGAGCGGAATGTTCAGATCTGACTCCGAGTTTTCTACCGTCAAGTCCAATGAGGTATCCTCTTCCAGACGCTTCAGATACTCTGTCTTT